GTCTCAGTTCTATACAATTCTATTATTGCGTTTGCTTTGTACGTTAGCCTAAGTGTAGGTATGTTTACAATTTGAGTTTGCGTGGTGCCGCCGGCATTTTGTGTAGCACTCAATGGGATTGAGGTGGTAGATCGGTGCAGCTGACCTTTGTTGTCATACCAGGCGTATACAGCTATGTACTGTCTAGTTCCGTTTGTAAGAAATCCGCCGGTTGCAGCGTTTGCGCCGGCTGTTAGGTTTTCTGGAAAAAGAAAAAACCCATCCTCGACCACAACCGTACCGTCATAGTTTCTTAAAACTCCACCAGTTATATATAGGTTTTCGCCCAAAGCGGCATCTTGATAGTTGATAGTGGGGTTAAAATCAATTAAAGTTGAATTTAAGCCTAACGTACTAAAAAATGTAGTGTTAGACTGTGCGGAAATTTCAGACTTAACTTGAGAAACTATTAGGAAGTTTGTGTCGTTAAATTTGACAAGATTAGGTAATGCGTTGGGCGGTAAAATGGAGCCACCAACACTGTTTGATATTTTCGCCTCAATATTTCCGACTTCGTCAATTAAAAAGTAAGAGGCTTGGAGAGTTGAGTCGTGCCCACATAGCACGTAAATTTTGTCTAGAATAACTTGCGCTTTAGACGCTAAATACACCGATCGCTTAAAGACCGCTGTGCTTGTTACTGTGCCGGCGTAAGTTACTTTGGCTTGTTTTACAAAATAATTATGCGCTAACGGCGCGCTGATATTGTAATATATTTGATACTGATTTAGTTCTTTGCTAATTATGCTAATGTTAGTTACGTTTGCAACCGCTTCGATTGTCATAGGCGCCAAAAGCGCGCCAGTTAAACTAAAGTTGTAAATAGAAAATCTAAGATTAGTACCATTGTACCAGCTTAGACAAATTCTAGACGCTAGATCGGCGTAGATGGCTACGGTTGAGGTAGTAGTTTCTAAAAGAATTTGAATTGGGGTAGAAATAGCTCCGGTTTGTTCTATATATACTAGCTCAAGGTTTGCACCTATGTTTGTGGTGTTGTAAAAGCAGTAGATTCGGTTGTTGGTAAGAGTTAAATCGTAGGCTGGCAAGCTAGCGTTTAGGTCAGTACTAACCGTTTGCTCAGGCGTCAGAGTTGTGGGAAATGCAGAGTTAATAGTTCGGTACTTTAAACTAGTGCTATCTGTAAAAAAGAAATAAAACGTGTTATTATTTACTATCAATTTTGGGTTATTACCTGTTGCAGTTAATTGTACGTTTTGTAAAAAAACCGCGTCAGTTTTAGAGTCTTTTATAGTAAGCCGACAACCGCCAGAGGAATCTTGCCAAACGTAAGCAGTGACGCCAAAATTTGAGGCTATATCTGGCTTTGTTTGTGTAAAATTATTTCTAATTACCGAAGTTGTGCTGGTATTGAGGTTGGATAAGTGCCCTTTCTCAATCCATTTATTAGTTTGCTCACTGTAAGAGTATAAACTATCCGTAGAATATAGGTTAAGGAGGTTTGCTCCGTATCTAGACAAAGAGGTTGGGTTTTGTATAAAAGTGTCGGTAGTTGTTTGTAGTGGTTTTAGATCGTAGCCGTTTCGTTTTTTTAGCTGTAAAGGGCTAATGTAGGTTCCGTTTCGTATTTCATAAAACTTACCCAACGGCAACTGTTTACTATCAATTTTAGTATCCATTCCATCGGCAAAATTTAAAACTACATTTTGTTTTTGCAAAATAGCCTGCCTTTAAGAAATATACCAGTTTGTAGCGCCGTCAGTAACAAGAGAAAAGCAACCGTAATCAATGTCTACAACAAAGCTAGACGCTCCGTCTATTAAGTCCGCGCCTTGTGGTAAAATAGTTATAGGCGCAGTTACCGAGTTGCCGTTAGTATCCTTTACAATAAATAGTCTACCGGCTATTAAACTCGAAGCAAAGGGTAATGTAATTGTTCTAGGTAAGGAAGTATCGACCAAAAGATATACGAACTGATCGGTAGGTAATATAGTGAGGTCGGACGTTACTAGTTGAGGCGCGAAGAGTTGTGCCGAGCCAGGCGTTGATACAATCGAACCGCCGGAAGTGACTTGGACCGGGGTACCAGAGCCGTTTGTAAAGTATAGGTCCCCGCCGACAGAGTGAAGTTTAAGTGTATTTATCGGTCCAGCTAAGGTGGCTGATAGTTGAGATAGTTGAGCGGCTTCGACATTCAGTAGTTGGTGAATCTGAAAATCTATGTCGGCGTTAATGTCTAACGCGTTGGGTTTAATTTTAGTACCTTTACCGGATGAGTGATCGTGCGAATCTACTTGCTCTAAAGCTGCGTTGAGCTTTTCTGCCCAAACTGGACCGATGGTTACGGTCGGTTGTGGCAAATCTAAAAGCATAAAAGGAGTGCTCATATAGTCCTTTAAAAAACCCAAATGTCGACTAGGACATCAAGATTAGTATTTAATAGTAAAGTTAGAGAAGGGTTGGGATTGCTGTCCTGACTGTCCCAAATCTGCGCCTGAGATCTTTGTCGTATAATAGTCCAACCTAGTAAGTTTCTGTTTAATTTATGATTAACAATGTTGTTAGTTGAGGCGAGGAGTTTAACGTTTGTCAAAACCCTGCCTTGAATAATTTCGGTGCTAGACAGTTGTCCAATAGCCGCCTCAACATTATCTTGAACTCGGCTTAGTACTTGGTCATCAATATCTAGTTTCTTAAACTTTTTATACATTAGTATTTCCACCATTCGTCGGAATTTACTAAGGTAATGTCAGTTATAGTTTTGGGCATTCCTGCATCTCTACGTTGTGAAGCATCTTTAATTCTTTTTTTAAGAGCCTCTTTTTCCATAGTTAGAAAGTTGACGGCGGTATCCGATTCTTCTTTGAGAAGGCACTTTCTGGCGGCATCCACCACTACATATTCTTCCCAACCGTTTATGCCGTCAAGGGTATCTGTGTCTAGTTGTAGAGTAGTAGCTTTAGGTACGTACCATATGCGGTAATTTCCTGGCGCTCTTTCTGGCGGTGTTATATAAAGTCGATTACCTACGATTCTGTAGTTTTTATCGTACTGAATTAGGTCTAGTCGTACTAAAGACTGACCTTTTCTGTTTCTTCTAGCAAAATTAAAGGGGGACATTGTGTAAAAGTCAGATCCATTGTCTAATGCAGCGTCCACCCCCCTCAATTTGTAAAAATCTAACGGAAGATCAAAGTAATCTTGTCCTGACGGAATAGATAGAGGTAGAGGCGGGAGTGTGTAGTAATCTTCAAACGACTGAACTAGTATATCGTACAGTTCTTGGTAAGATGCGTTAATATACTGAACTAGTTCAGGATCTTCCACGAACTTAGAATTCTTCATGTCCGCTCTATCACGAACTCTATCTTTCATCTGACTAAGCGTAATAAGCATAACTTACCTTTATATGATACAAATGCATAGTTTTGTATCAATTAATCAATACTTAATGTATTAACTAATCTTCTTTTTCACAACACTCTTCTTTTAGATCGATAAAATCTATTAAGTGTTGCATAAATAATTCAGGCTTGTCAAGCTTTACGGCTTCCATCATTTTTTTAGCGCTATCTATCATAGCCATTTTAGAATCCATCATAGGCTCATCGCCCATAATTTCTTTTTGCTTCTCATCTGGCATACCAGGCTTTCCTAGCTTGGCAAGTATAACGCTAACGGTTTTTTTCTTATCGGGTAACATCATCATAGGTTTATCCTTTTAATAAACCCCAGCTCCCTTATTAGGGGAACCAGGGAGATTGAGAAAAAGTTAAACTTTTACGTGGATGTTATAGCCTGGAGCTCTACAGCCTAAGTTTCCGTAGAAACCGTAACGAACTTCTACACCGTCAGCGTTAGCTTGACGAAGCATTTGAAGACCGTCAGTGTCGATAACTCTTACAGCTTTACCAAGAGAGTAAAGTTTCCAAGTGTCCATTTGAACACCGTAGATAGAGTCTGTAGGACAGTTTTGGTCAGGAATACACTTGATAGGACCACGAGGACCAGATACGATTACACCTCTAAACCCAACAAATTGAGTGATAGTAAGATCGATGTACTGGATCTTAGTTCCCATAGCTTTTTCAAGCTCAGCGTACTTTTCATAAGACATAAAAAAGTGGTCGATTTTAGCACCTTCTCTAGCAGCCAAAGAAGCGGCGCTGATAAGAGCTTCTTCGATTGGAAGAGCAGTAGCGTCAAGTCTAAGACCGCCAAGTCTTGTGTCTACCGAACGATCAACACCAAAAAATGGAGCTGAAGTAGGTGAAGTTTGAGGAACCCATGCAGCAAGTCCAGAAACTTTTAATCTGGCTGGAGTAGCTGAGTTTTCTCTATCACCTTGAACAAACAAGAAATCACTTGCAGCAAGTCCAGTGATGCCGGCAGCACTGTCTAGAGTTACTGTTCCTAGAGCTCTGTCAACTCCTACTACGATGGCAGATCCAGCTCTGAGAACTGAAGAACCTTGAGTAGTAGAGGCAACTAGAACCATTCCAACTTCGAAGTTAGTAACTGATTCAGGAGCTAGAAGTGTGATTGTGTTTACAGAAAGAGATCCAACTTGTCCAATGTCACCAAAACCAGAACGGTAAAGTGAAGTAGCGAGAGATCTAGTAAGAGAGTGGATCGCTCCGTCGATTTCAGTTGTAGCAGCTTCCATAAACGCGTTGGCATTTCCTTTAGAAGCTTCAAGAGTTTCGTTATCAATTGTAGCAATTGAATAATCTTTTACTCTTGTAAGAACGAAGTCAGCTAACTTAGAGTTAGTTACT